AGCCAAACACTACATCATTCGAACGCATCTGCGATACCATATGCAATTTGCCATCGCGAATATAAACAGCCTGCGCGTTAGTGCAAATGAAATCAGACTTGCCGCCTTCATCAAACTCAACCCAGATAGATGGACGGTTATAAACCATTTGAGCACGACGGCTATCTGGATTTCTCCATAGTTCATTAAACGCATTTTGATATTGAGTATGATATTTGCTAGAAAACACCAAATGGCCGTAATTAGAATTGATGTTTCCATATTCGTCAGCGGCATATTGCCATGCGGCAGGCGGAGCTTTATCCTTGCCATGTATATCATTAATGTTAGTAGAGCCAGATTCATACCAAGCAAGCTCAGCATCAATATAAGATTGGACTGGCGTGCCAAAGATAGCTGGTTCGTCTGCAATAAAGGTTGCGCCAAGCATTTCAATTGTTTTAGCACCAGTTTTATCAGTAGTAAAGCGTTCAGCTTTTAGTTCTTCAACAAAGTACTCGCGAATATCATTTACATTTTGCATTATACATCCTCTACTTTAAATCTATCATCAGTTAATTCAGTGTTACCCTGCATTTCGCACATAACCAAGATCATCATTTGAGTCAATGCATGGTGTGTATGAGGCAGGCCGCTTTCAGGATCCATGTCTTCACCTGAATGAAATGCTAAGAGGTGTCGCATAATAGAAGCATAATGGCGCGAATATGGAAACTTATCAAGATCCATGCGCCAGTTGTTTTCACCATATTTTTCAGCACCAAAACCAAACACGTTCGCAGCAGAAACGATTACCTCGGGTGGAACAAGATTAATCGGTGGTTTGCCATTATCAAATTTCATATACTTATTTCCTTAAAGATCATCATTGTATATAGCGCGGCTATCACCGCTTTTATCATAAAAGAACTTTAAACGTTCAACACCAGTGTGGTCAGTTGTCCAGTTATTAGAGAACTGCTTTTGGCAAGGGCGAAGATTTTGGCGAATAGTATCAAAAGGTACTACTGCGCGCCATCGAACATCAAACGTATTTTCAGATAGTTTATTATAACATCCAAAGATCACAATGTCAACACAATTAGGGTACAACTTAAAATTTCTTGCAAGTTTATTTCCCATATAGTTAGGAACAGTTAGCCATTTCTTTTGAAATTTTTCTGGAAGCTGATCCGGATCTTGAACGTTTTTAACTTCACCTCTCCAACCACTCCAATCAGCATCCCAATTATGAGTTTCTGGTTTGGTGTGATCAAATACGGCAGGGTTCATAACACCACCTTGCCTAACTAAAGCAAACTCAAGAATAACGCCAGAATACGTATGAGATAATACTGTTGAATGACTTCTACCACGTCGACGGTTTGGGCATTCGAACATTTCTTGTGCCATAGTCTCTATATGGTCAATCTCATTATTGGTTAATTCAAGAATAAGTGGCTTAGGCAATTGTAATGGTAGTTTCATAGTTTAGGATATCCATAATATAATTTGTTAGATCTTTCGTCAGCCTCGCGTTCACACGCAAAACACTTCTTGTTTCCGTGGTAGTTGCATTTCCTACATGCTATTGTAATGCTTTTTCCAAGATGAACCAAGAGTTCCATGACCAGAACCAGACATATATACTGCCCACATAATACGCATCACTTCTTGAGAGTTACGAGCAACTGAAATATCGTAATTCAAACGATTAAGAACAACTTGTTTTGTTTTCTTTACATCAATCAAACAAATTGCTTCTTTACGAGCTTTATCAAGTGGCATTTTTTCAAGCGAATCTAAAATGTTTCTATCCACGATCAATAACGACGCTGTACATAGACATCAAAGTGTGTTGCGTCTTTAGTCAAAGTGTGGTAAGAAGACGAAGTACGAGGACCGCGCGGTTTAACACAAACACGTAAGAATTCAGTATTTATTTTTTCATTAATGTCGAAACAATGGGGCCAGTAGAAATTGTGTTTTGCAATAGCATTTTTCAGCGCAATTAACATTTTATCATTTTTAGTGTTAATAGTAAATTGGTAAGCGTCTGAAGTGCGAATTACGTTATTTTTGTAAGCCATGATGTAGTCTTTCGTTTTTTTCTGATTCTCTTTATATACTTATTCTACACTATTTTAATGATTTTGTCAATAAAATAGCTGAGCAATTTTACCTGTTGAGAACAAATTATTCATATTTTACTATGGAGCAAAGCTCTGTTACGAGAGCTTTGCCATAATCTGTGAACAATATTCCTTTATCCCAAATCCAGCTCTCTACACACTGGCCGGTGTAGAATGTACAAGTACCTGTCATCCAGCGGAGAGCAGTAGTTCGATCACCTGCGCCTAGTGTAATATAAGTTTCTATAGCAGCTTTGAACTGGTCAACCTGAGCAACTGCGAATGCGTTTTCGCGCTTAGTGTTTTCTTTCAGCTCATCACAAAGAGCATCCCAAAGTTCTTGCTTTTTATCAGGATCAGTTACGGCGCGCCAATCATCCATTAGAGCTCCGCGTGGACGGTAACCGTTTACGTCTTTAAAAAGATCTGAAAACGCGTCGTCACTGTAAGTATATTCCATAACTGATTCCTTTTTCGTTACCTTATACAATTAATATAAACTATTTAGAAACGAATGTCAACTAAAAAATAAAAAATAGGGAAACTAAATTAATAGCTTCCCTATTTCTTGATCCCAAAGGATCCTCTGGTTGTTGACCACGTTGTTAATCCGAGTCTTACTCAGCGATAATTAGGTCTCCGTAGAGCCGTGGTTTTCCTATTCTTAAGCCATTTGAACTCTAACAACTTGACCTTCAGGGTTCCACATAGTGTGAACTCTCTTTTGAGCGCACTGTTGCTGAGTTCTGCAAGTCCACCATTCTTCGGCTTCTTGCTGAGTATCAACGTAAACGGCACCACATTCCAGACTATTAGTTTGGCTGTTTGGATTAACTCTGTTCATTTGAACTCTAACTTCCCACATAGTGATTCCTTTATATTTGATTTAGAAAAATAAGATCTTCTTCTTCAGTCTCTTCCCTTAGAAAAATAATATCTTCAATTTCTTCGAGAGTCTCTCTACATGTAGCTAGAATATGAGAATCTGTTGCAAGGATAAGTTTCTTAGCAGCGAAGATTTGGTCGTACCGATCTAGACCTTGAGGGATTTGGTCGGCGATTGTTTGAGTGAAGAGTTTCATTTTATAATCCTTTGTTTATAGAATCAATATAACAAATCTAAAAGGAAATGTCAATAGTTAATTTATAAAACTTAGTGTTTTTTCAGTGATGTGGTCAATAGCCAAATCAAGGCTGTCAAAATCTTCTGTTTCCTGCATATCGCCTTCTTCGTAGAGAGTCACACAAAATTCAAGCATTTCTTCTTCTTCACGCAATTCAGGATTTTTGTAATCGATGAAAAGCTGTAAATATGTTTCAGTACCTTCGTTAATCCATACGAGTATAGATGGGCAAGAATCATTACCATAAGTTGAATCTTCAACATTAAATTGGCTTAGCTGCTCAGCAGCTATATTAAAAGCTTTTACATTGTCGTAGCCGGGGTGCGTGTTATTTGCGAATGTAATTGTCATAGTGTAGTCTTTCGTTTTTCTGATTCTCTTTATACAACTAATTTAAACTGTTTGAAAGGAAATGTCAACAGTTAATTTGATTTAATTCCAAGAAAATCAGATTTAAGAATTTCAAGTTGCTCGATTGCGTTTGGATAACGCGTAAGCAAATCATCGTCTTCTGTAGTGAATTCAGTGTCGATAAGCACTTGATCGATGTCATTAAACATTATTTTTTCCATTTTCTTTTGATCGAGTTGGCGCAGAATTTGAAAATCCAATCTGTCGTTACTCATTATTTTTTCCATGTTCATATTATTGTACCTGCTTATCTATAATTTTAACCAAATCTCCGGCAAATACGCTTTCAACTGTTTTTGAAACCTTAAATTCGAGTTTGCGAATTTTACCAAAAATGATACTGTAAAGGTCTTGTCCTCTGTCATATTTGACCTGAACAAGACCTTTCCAGCCACACATGCCGGAAGATTTAAACTGTAGACCATCTTCAATTGCCATCATATCTTTTGTTCCCCAGGCGTCGAATGCCCACGGATCAATTGCTTTGATTTGATTGCGAATTGTTGTTCCAATGTTCATAACTGATTCCTTTTTCTTTACCTTATACAATCAATATAAACTATTTAGAAACGAATGTCAACAATTATTTTTATTTTTTTTCATTTTCTTCAAAAACAGAGAGTTTTTCTTGCGCTTTAATACGGCGCTGTTGTTGAATATTCATCTTCTTTTTCTTGCGATAATGATCTTCGTTATCATCCGCCCACTCGTCTTCATATTCTTCTCTGAATTTTTTAAATGACTTAGCCATTTTTATTTCTCTTTTTCTTCTAGTTTAATTAAGTTAGGAAAAGCTTGCAGTACGGTTTCTTTTGTTAATCCCTTAATAGGTTTTTGAGCAATCATTGTACACAAAAGATCTGCATCTTTATCATCAACATCTTGTAATAGGCTAATAAAAAGGTTTTCTCTTTTAACTTGATTTAGGTTATCGTATCCACCACCTTTTATAAAAATGCGTAACCGCCTGGCTTCTTTAAATAACATTCCTTCAACGTCGAAGTAACCATTTTTTTTCCAGGGTGGCGCAACGCTAGGAATTAAAAATTCAACACTTTTATCGTATGTGTTTTTAAGAATTGTTCTCAACGGGGCAGTGTCGTTTTTACGCAACCACTCAACTTTTTCTTCTTTTGTTTGCATTTTACATGCTTTGTTTATAATCTCAGATAGTGATAGTAACATTAGAAATCCTGTATGTCAGTAATGAGGTTTTTCAACTTTTTTTCTACAAAATAATTGAATAGTTTAGATCGTCCAAATTCCTTTTCAACTTCATATTCAGAACGAATTTGGTCTTGGTATTTTTGAGGAACTAAAGAAAGATCAATCATAAGAGTATTACGATCGAAGTTAGCTTTTGTTTGGTGATCCATCGAGTCTGGATTTTCAGTAAAACTTGCAATTCTTTTTGCTGTCATTGGCTTTTGACGTTCTCCAACTGCGATGCAATTATCTGCAGAGAGAATGTTCGGTACGCCATCTCCAACGTCTCCTTTTAGTATATGTTCTGTCAAGTATTTATCAGGATTTGAATTTTGGATCCATTTTTTACGAACTGGGTCGTATTGCTTCACATTTGCGTATCTGTGTAACTGGATATAATCT